TTGATTGAAATCAAGTTATGCAACATTAACATTTACGGCATAAAATTTTATGTTTTAAAAAAAATCATATATTTATATATACAACGAAAAAGTTAAATAAAATATATCAAAATGGCAAACGAAATTAAGTTTACAGAAGAAGAGGTTTCACAGATTAATCAATTAAGAAATGACGTTTCTAATATATTTACTCAATTAGGGCAACTTTCAATAGAAAAGAAAAGAAGAATTGATGAAGTTGAGAAACTTGAGAATGAATTATTAGAAAAACATTCAAAATTAACTGAAACTGAACAAGAATTATTCAAAGGTTTAAATGATAAGTATGGAGATGGTAATTATGACCCATCTACAAATACCTTCATTCCAGTAGAAAAAACTGAAGAACCGGTTATTGAAAACGAAAAATAATACTTTAGAAAAAGTATTTTATATTTATATGTGTACATTTACACAAGATAATTAACAAGGAGTAAAATAAAATGGCAGAAAAAATTGTATCACCTGGTGTATTTACGAGAGAAAATGACCTTTCTTTCTTATCACAAGGGATTGGAGAAATCGGAGCATCTGTAATTGGACCTTTCCATAAAGGACCCGCTTTCGTACCAACCGTTGTCAATACACAATCAGAATTTGAAGAAATATTCGGTACACCTGATGGAACTTACTATACAGGATATACCGTACAAAATTATTTAAGAGAAGCAGGAACAGTAACTATCGTAAGAGTTGGAAACATCGGTGGTTATAAAGAACTTCAACCACAGGCAATAAAAGTATCTATTAGTGGTTCAACTATTGGAGAATCTGAAAAGATTGTTTCATCGCTTTTCCAAACACACAATGGAGATGGAACTTCACCAACAGGTTCGACTCTTGAATCAGGTGGAACTGATAAATCTGAATTCTCAATCACAATAAGTGGTTCAACTGCAATATCAGCATCAACAAATCCATCATCTGGTAATGATATATCAGATGTATTTGGAACAGACCCAAGAGGTTCTAAAACTGTTTATGCATACAACTACTTTGAATCTTATGCATCAGATAACGATTCATATATTGTAACATCATCTATTCTCGAATTAGCAGACCAAGATTTCACACAAGATATTCAACACGCATCAACTCCTTGGATACAATCACAGTTGATTTCTGGTGAAAGACATGATTTATTTAGATTTCATACTATTGGTGATGGTTCAAACTATAACAAAGAATATAAAATTTCTTTATTTAATATAAAGGCGGCAGGTTCAAATAATTCTACTGATTATGCAACTTTCTCAATCGCAGTTAGAGGATACTCTGATACGAACAAGAGACCAGTAATCTTAGAAACATTTAATAACTTAAACTTAGACCCTGCATCACCAAACTACATTAAGAAAGTAATAGGTGATAGAAACCTTGTTATCGATGCAAATGGAAAACAAACAGAAAATGGTGATTATGTAAATCGTTCTAAATTTATTAGAGTTGATTGTAAACCAGAAGGTTCATTCCCAATCGTGGCAGGACCATTTGGACATGATAAATACTACAACCCAATTTATGTTGGTGGGGTTGGAAATGAGAACCTTGTACCTGAAGTTATCTTCTCAACAGGTTCGGATGAAAATAACTCATCAAGGGCAGTTAATTATAGTGGTATTGATTTAGAAACTGCACAAGTTAAAATCGATAACTCTCATTACTTATCACCAATTCCATCATCAGCTACACAAGGTGCTAATACAGTATTCGCATTTGATGGAACTGTAAAAATTAAAGGTTCAACTAAGGCATTTGGATATGAACTTACAGGTTCAAACGCATCTGATGTTAACAAAAGACAATTTGTAGTTGGATTCCAAGGTGGATTTGATGGATGTAACCCAAATGTTGAAAAGGCACTTGCTGGTTCATCTGCAAACTTTGGTAGTGGTAACTCACAAGGATTTAACTTATCAACTTCAACGGCAAGTGGTTCAGTTGCATATGTAAAAGGAATTAATGCAGTATCTAATCCAGATGATTTCGATATCAACTTAGTATCGGCACCTGGTATTGTTCGTAGACATCACTCTTATGTATTTGATAAGGTTGTTGATATGGTAGAGGCTAGAGAAGATGCATTCTTCATTGGTGATGTTGTTGGTGTAACTTATAACTCATCAAATGGACAAGTAACATCAGATAGTATATCTCAGGCTGTTGAACAGGCTAGTAACTTAGATTCAAACTATGTAGGTACTTACTATCCATGGGTTAAAACAATTGATAGTAGAACAAACAGATTAACATCTGTACCACCATCAGTATTGATGCCTGGTATATATGCGGCTAACGATGCAGTTGCTGCTGAATGGTTCGCACCCGCTGGTTTAAACAGAGGTGGTATCGTAGGTGCTGTTTCTGTACTAAACAGATTAACACATGCTGAAAGAGATACATTATATGAAGGTAAGGTTAACCCAATCGCTTCTTTCCCTGGTGAAGGTATCGTTGCATTTGGACAGAAAACTTTACAAGATAAATCATCTGCACTTGATAGAATCAATGTAAGAAGATTAATGATTAAGGTTAAGAAGTATATCGCATCTACTTCAAGATACTTAGTATTTGAACAAAATACTTCTCAAACAAGAAGTAGATTCTTAAATACTGTAAACCCTTACTTAGAAGGAATACAACAAAGACAAGGACTTTATGCTTTTAGAGTAGTAATGGACGAAACTAATAACACACCTGATGTAATCGACAGAAACATCTTGGCTGGACAGATTTTCTTACAACCAACGAAAACTGCTGAATTCATCGTGTTAGATTTCAACATTTTACCAACAGGAGCTTCGTTCTCGGCATAAATTAAATAAAAATAAAAAAGGACTATATTTATAGTAGAATAAATTAGGAGAAAAAAAAATGGCAGAAGTATTAGAATTTAACTATATGTTTTATACCAACTTCGAACCAAAGATGAAGAACAGATTCATCATGGAAATCGATGGTATTCCTTCATATCTTATAAAAACAGCTAACAGACCTTCAATTCAGTTTGAAACTGTTACACTTGACCACATCAATGTTAAAAGAAAACTTAAAGGAAAAGGTGAATGGCAAGATGTAGAGATTAGTTTATATGACCCAATCGTTCCAAGTGGTGCTCAGGCAGTTATGGAATGGGTAAGATTATCTCACGAATCACTAACAGGTAGAGATGGATATGCAGATTTCTATAAAAAAGATATCCAATGTTATATGTTAGGACCAGTTGGTGATAAAATTGAACAATGGACTCTAAAGGGTGCATTTATCAACAACGCTGTGTTTAATGATTTAGATTGGGCAAATGCTACAGACCCAGCAGAAATTACTCTAACACTTTCTTATGATTACGCAATCTTAGAATTTTAATACTACTCCAAATTATTTTTATATAGAAAAAGTTCTCTTAGTGAGAACTTTTTTTGTGCTTTTATTTTTCAACTTTTTTAAAAGTATATATTTATATAAAACAATTAAATTAAAGTTATATGGCAAATTACGATTTTCCTACCGAAGTGATATCACTCCCATCACAAGGTAAATGTTATCCAGAAGATAATCCCCTATCATCTGGTGAAATAGAAATAAAATACATGACTGCGAAAGAAGAAGAAATTCTTGCTTCACAGAATCTTATACGAAAGGGGGTGGTACTTGATAAGTTATTTGAGTCGATTATAGTTGATAAGAAAGTTAATGTAGATGACATTCTTATAGGGGATAAAAATGCTATAATGTTAGCGGCTCGTATTTTAGGTTATGGTCCTGAATATCAAGTTGAGATAGAAAACGAACTTGGTGAAAAGGATAAAATAACAGTAGATTTATCAAAAGTACAAACAAAAGAAACTGATTTATCAAAACTTACAACAGAAAACAAGTATGAATTTACCACCACAGGAGGTCAAGAGATTGAGTTTAGATTACTAACTCATGGTGATGAAAAGAAAATTGATGCTGATGTTAAGGCTTTACAGAGATTAAATAAAGGTGGTAGTACTGGTGAAATCACAACAAGATAT